TGCCTTACCATCACCATAGCTGTAGCCTTTGCCCGAGCCGTATTCATAGATGATATAGCTTTGCGGCGGGTCATTGCGTCCAAAATCGGGCGGCACATCATAAAAAGGCACTGCTGACGTGGAAAGCACTGCCTCTATTCTGTCAGCAATACTCATTCGCTCAGCCCCTTTCCAGTGTAAGCTTTATGTGCAGGTCGTTTTTGGCACTGCCTGTCTGCGATATCTTGTAACGTTTTCCGCGGTAGTCGATGTGGGTATAATCGTCCTTTTCAAACTCCCTGCGCCACATTACAGCAGTCAGAGATATCTCCGCACCTGCCTGTAACGCAGTATATTTAGTGGTAACGCCCACGTCGCTGACGTCTGCCCACACCGTCACCTTGGAAGCAATAACAGGATCAGCCCTGCCATTACTCGGCATTATTTTCAGAAGCTTGATGCGCTGGTTGAATTTCATACGCTCACCTCACGCAATAAAACTACGGCAACGCAGGTCAAGTATCGACTTTGCAAGCGGATTGAGCCTGTCAACATCCACCGTCATGCTGCGATTACTATACATCTCGCAAGCGATACAGAGAAAAGCATACGGAATATCATCGTATTCATCGAGCTGCTCCGCAGTGCAGGAAGTGTAATCCGCTACATACTTTTTCGCAGCAGGTGAGTATATCTCGATAAGCTCTCTGCTCTCGTCATCAGAGCAGCCACAGTGCGCCATTACGATATCAGTCGTTACCTCGCTCAGCTTCATCGGTCTTAGCCTCCTTTGCCTTGCCCTTTACAGGCTTGACGTAGCCGCAGGAAAGCAGACCCGAGAGCAGCTTGCCCTCGGGAATTTCCCTTGTTTCGCCCTCAGCCATGCATACCTCAGCAGCAAAAGCTGTTGTTGCTTTGACTAACATAGCGCACCACCTTAGGCTGTTGCCATGTCAAGAGCCGCGATCTTCTGCGCATTCTCGATCTTTGAATCCATCTCCATGAATACGCTCACACCAACAGCGTGCTGTGTTGCAAACAGTTCACGAAGCACCTCAACAGTGGGATTCTCTGCGATCTTGACAGCAAGGCCTGAGAAATCGCCATACAGAATAGCGCGCTTGCCGGATTCCATATCAGGCATCTTCTTGGCAATATAGACATCCTTGCCAAAAAGAACATAACCCCATCTTGATGTCGCGTCCTTCTGCAGCAGATAGTTGCCGTCGCCGTCCTTAAGCTTGCGGATAGCCTTTCTGGTGTTTTTGGACATGATCCAGATAGCATCAGTCTGATACTCGTCAGGAACTTCCTCCTGCAGATCAATAAGCTCGTCGGCAGTAACCGCCACCGCAGAAGCCGCAGGAATTACCTGTGTCACAGAAGAAAGTCCCTCGATCTTGTCAACAGTACCGTTGAGCAGCTCGCCCTCTATCCAGCGGACAGCCGACTCCGCAGTCTTCTTGACGATATAGCCAAGGAGATCGAACTTGCTGTTGTTGAGCAGCTTCTTGGAAACCTTGCACAGCGCTCCTGCAAGGAAGCCTGAAAGCTGGATGGACTTAAACTTGCCGCTTGTACTCTGAAGCTCCTGGAACTCATCGGCGTATGCCATTGTGATCTCGCCGCTCTCCTCGTCATAGTAAGGAATGTTCAGCGTACCACCGATCTCGTACTTGGTAGCAAGTCTGAATACAGGCGACATCTCCTGGATCTTCTCGATGATCTTGTTAGCGATAGACGACGGGATCACAGCGCCGTTCTCACTCGCCGTGAAATTGCTGTCAGCACGCGTCTCAAGCTCCTTGCTCCTGCCGCGGATGTAGTCAAGGAACATTCTCTCCTCTGTCTCGGTGTCAACGTCGGACTTCTCACCCTGTTTGTCATCGTCCACAGGGATATTGATCTCCTTGCCGCGCTCCTCCCTGACCGCATTGATGGTCGCAGTCAGGCGCTCGACCTCTTCCTTCTTCTTGTCGTACGCAATCTTTTCATCGTCAGTGAACGCACGCACCTCTGTCTTGCCGTCCTTTGCCGAAGAAAGAGCAGCGACAAGAGCCTCCATCTCAGCGATGAGTGCCGAGCGCTTCTCAATAAGTGCCTTTAACATAATTACATCTCTCCTTTGTATTTCAGAATTTCAAGCTGCTTTCCGTAAAAAGCAGCCATTGTTGACTTATTTTCGTCCGAATTGGACATATCAGTGACCTCGACATTATCGTCGAAACCTCTGCGCTCCATAACGCTTACGCCATCAGCCGCCGCGCGAGTTTCAACGCTCGTGCCGATATACGCAGGTGTTTTGGTGAGGATAGATACCTCTGCAAGGTCAAAATCCAGCAGTGTGCGCCGCTGTACTCCCTCGCGGTACGGCTCCCAGCTATCGTGAGCCTTTTCAAAACCGAAGCTCCATCCCATCAGGCGGCCCTCACGCGCTGCCTGAACCGTTTCGGGGTCTGTAATGACCGCTTCGCCGTGAAGTCCGATAGCGTCCTCGCGGAGTTTGAGTGTACCGCCGCCCACCGAGCCGACCTCTCTGCCATGATCCAGCAGCATACGCACATTCGGGTTGCGGCTTATCGCCCTGCCGAATGCGCCTGCAGACACCTTTTCAACGAAGTCCGACGTTGCTTTTGGACACATCTGCTTAGGCAGCACGCGGCTGTCGCGCTCAACTGCGTTGATATAGCCGCTGATGTGCGCCTCATTTGCGCTCCTTATCTCGATCTTCATGTGTTTTTCACCTCCAATCAGCGAAAAATGGCAATAAAAAAGCACCCGTTTCCGAGTGCTTGATTATTCAGTTGTTACCGACATAAATGTCGGGGAGTATAGAAAAACCGCCTTGCAAGCGATTGCAAAACGGTTTAGGTTGCATTCGGTCAGTCAAAATCATCGTCATCATATACGATTTCAAGACTAGGAAAACGTTCTTCAGTGAAGATAAGGCAAATAATCTCATCAAAAGTTGCATCGGGATTATTCTCACAAATACGAATAAACTCATCTGTCCATCCGTTTTCGTCAGCTGAAAAAACCGCGCACATGATTAAACCTTTTCTATCCTCTTCATCGTGATTAGGATGCGGATATGACTTCAACAGTTTTATAAGCTTACGTTCTTTCTCATTCATCATAAGCCTCCTCAAATGCTTTTATTCTGTTGTAATATCGACGATGTATTTTATGTGAAAAAGAATAAGTCCCCGGCTCAACGACAGAAAAAATATAAAAGTGATCTCTGTTATAACAACAATGAATGCTGCCGTCTTTGTACGACGGATGGTCAGTACAAATTTCATGACATAATCGTTCGTATTCTTTCTTTGTTATTCTCGCACGACCGCCGCGACCATTTGAAACACTTCCTGTAAAACGACCATCTTTACCCTTTTTCCAGTTTGTTTTGGCTCGTGTTTCCTCAATTATACCACCATCATCAGGATTTTGCAACCCTTCATCGGATATCTGTTCCACTTCTGACACAGTATCACCCATCTTGACAGTTTTGTTGGTGTTCGGTGTATAGATAACGCCTGTGTTCGGGTCAAGCAGCACATCATTCAGACCAAGCTTGATGTAGTTAAAGCCAAGCGGCGGCATATCTTCTTTGTAGCGCACCTCATCAGGCTGCAGGAAGTTATTCTGCAACCCAACCGCATACGCCTGATAGCGCGACAGCATATCGCCCTTGAGCAGCTCTGACATATCCAGCACGAAGTATTTTCTGCCTTTCTCGCTCTCTAACAGCAGAGAGCGGTTGAGTGCCGCCTGATAAGTCTCCACAACTGGCTGTATCGCTGTCACAGCCGCTGACATGATCTCCGCTGTGGAAGCTGTTCCGCTGAGTATAGCAGTACCTAAACCAAACAGCATAGCGATCTGTGAGGAGTTGGTCAGTTTGTTCTGATTGAGCTGCATCTCTACAGAGGACGAGCCTGACGGAACATATTTCATTCCGTTGTTGAGAATCATCATCGTGTACTCGGGTTTTGAATGCAGATTATCCCATGCGTCGCGAGTTAATTTCAGCTCGTCAGCGCCAAGTTTATGCTCTGCCTGCAGAAAGCCTTTCCTGTTGCCGCCTGTTGCGGAAACACCGTTCTCGTAATTCAGCGCGCCCAACAGCGTTGATGTTATCGTCCTGTTCTCGTCAAGCACGCCCTTGCCGCTTACTCCATCAGAACTGTTCCGAGTAAGTATCAGGAAATCATACGGAGCATATCTCCTGCCGCCGACATACAGATCGCACTTGCGGAAGATAGGGTCGCTGTTGCGCATAATGCTAACATCACGCTTGTCAACATATCTCAGCGACTTAAAGCCGCCGTTACCTCGCTCTATGTACAGATAACCTGCGCCATAGATCAGCATATCGCGTATCTGAGCCTTTTTCGCATCCAGCGCATTCATCAGCTCAGAGTCAGCCTCGTCATTCAGCAGGAATAATCTGCGGTCTGCGGTGATCTCCTTAGTCTCGCCGTTGTCCGGATCATCTTCATACAGTTTAACAGGAAGCGCAGCAACTTTGGCTGAAACGAAGTTGATGGCCGCTGAAAATGCAGGAATCTCCATCAGGCTGTCAGCGGTTATCTGGTCTTTCAGCCCTAATGCCTTTAACAGTATCTCGTCAGCAGACAGCATGGCAACAGACCTCTCCGCTGCCGCAGTATCTGCACGCTGTTCACGCCCGAACAGCCTTGCAAGTATTCCCATCAATTCACCGCCTATCCTTGTAAAGCCTTTAACAGTGCATCATCAGCAGGCGAGGTCTCGGGATTTTTCGGAATAGACCTCAGTGCCGATGCCACTGTCATTACGTTTTCTTTCTCGATATCGAACATCATCTTGCGCTTGCTCATGACCGCGCTGTCCATTGAGTTTATCTGCTTTAACAGTGATGTCAGTTGCTTTGCGAAGTCTGTTATTTCTTCTGTGGTCGCATCGTCACTCTCATCGAACTTCTGTTCCAGTTTCTCAGCAAGAGAGCGCAATCGCTCTATCTCCTTGCGATAATACTCGCATTCAGCGAACAGCTCACAGTAGCGATTGTACGCCGAAGCATAAAGCGCGTCGTTCTTACCGATTGCCTTCATCAGCTTCTGCAGACGGATGAACTCCTTATGAGCCGCAGGGTCAGCCTTGACAGACGGGCGCTCGAACATAGCCACACCCGACAGCAGAGCCTTTTCGCCCTGTTCGCGTAATTCTATCTGTGCCTTAGTAACGTGCGATGTTTCTACCAGTGCCGATATAGGCTTAGGGGGTCTGCTCATGGCTTCACCTCGTTTCAAATTTTATTTCAGGAATATTTTATTTACGGCGGGGAGCGTTGGATGTCGCTTTCAGCTTTATGCAGTTAAAGCAAGGCAGGGGGGGTATCTACAGCTCAGGAAGTGTAGCACGTTCCGAAGCCAGAACGAACAGTTCCTTTGCGTGAATATGTCCGCACTCCGCCTGTTCGTGATGATAGCGGCAAAGTGTGATGAGGTTATTATCGTCCAATCTTCTGCCGAAGTCGCTCCCCAGTGGAATTATGTGGTGTACCGACAGCTCCCTGTTATTTATCACTCCTGCTTTTAAACACATCCTACAGCAGTATCTGTCGCGCTCAAGGATGCTGTCAGCTTTTCTGCGCCACACTTTACGATTGCGGAAGCGGTCAGCCTCACTGCTGCGCCTGCGGTCAGTCTGCATAGGCCTTGCGCACCTACCCTCGTGCACAGTATGACATACGCTGCAGTAACGTTTCATGCGTCCTCCGTAAACACAAGCGCCCGAGTTTCCCCGAGCGCATATTTTCATGTTACCATTATAGCACAGGT